GGATACAACGGAGCTAAAGACTGAGGCTTTTCATCGGCAGGTTCAGTGAGGAGTCTTTGGTATTCCATGGCCACGATATCGTCGACATCACTGTCTTCATTTATTACAAGGTAATTAAATTGAAGAGCAAGAGCTCGAGAAAAGGTACCTTTCTGTGGTTCGAGTGAAACTGGTATTGCAAATGCTGTCATCGCTTGGCGAACCTGATCATCTTTTAAGTGCTTTTCAAACAGACCGACCAATGCATCCAACTGAGTATTAGCCGGGAATGAATCCTTAAGATTCTGTGTCAGCGGCTTCGAACCATTAAACAGCTTTTTTTGATATTCCTTGTCAGCAGTGACGGATGCAGAAAAATTCGAACTTCCACCGGCTATAAACAACTTGCTCACAAACAAACCCTGGCTAGATATCTGATGACAGTATGGATATATTCTTTTGCAATACTGAGAGAAGTTGATTTTAATCACCTCCGTGAAAGTCCCTTGTTAAGTCCCTTTAGTCCCTTGTTAGGCTAATTTTTAGTCCCTTTGCGCCCTGTTACTCTAATTATAGATGACAGGGCGTTACTCATCTGTGTTCCCGACGTGGGTATTGACTATCTAATTATATATCATCTTAAGGTGAAAATCTACTCTTACCGACTATGTTGTTTATAAAAAGTCATAAACTCACTTTTCAAGTCACAAAAAACGCTCATATCATTTGAAATCACCTCGATGCGCATCCACTGATCACGGATGGTTCAGCGCAGCGAGGTGAACAACCAAATATCAAACAGCTGACTACTGAACAGGAAGCTGCAATCCGAAACGGAGAAATCTGTGTTGGACTGCGGTCGGGCTTTTATTGCCTTTTTCAGCTGAGCAGCTCAATTCCTCCGTTTCGAGACAACGACAAACGGAGGAATTTTTATGTCAAAGCACGACAATCAGAACCAATCCAACGAACGCAAAATCTACCTCAAGGACCTGCACCAGTGGGTGCCAGTCAGCAAGTCCGACTACGACAACTATTACCGTGACATCAATGCCTATCGGCGCAGGCAACAGGAGCACGGCCGCTGTGTCTGCCCAGCAAACAAGCGCTACCTCTGCGATATGGACTGCTGGACCTGCCGTTTTCACAAGGCAGGCGATGAACTTTCCCTTGATTACACCGTGACCGACGAAGACGGAAATGAAAAGAGCTGGCTCGATGACTTGGCGGACGATGCTCCAGGTGCTCAGTCAATCCTAGAGGATCGCGAACTGCTTGACACCCTTATCTTCAAATTGGACAAGCTTGATCCCGACGGTCGCCGAATTTGCGAGCTTCTGCTTCAGGAAAAGTCTGAACGAGAGATTGCTGCCATCATGGGCATTTCCCGGCAATCCACCATCAACTACAAGAAGAAAAAGGCGTTTGAAGCTTTGCGGGAGCTTCTACGCGACTACATCTAATACCTTATCCATCTTTCTCTGGCTGCCCAAATTGGTGGCCGGAGAAAATCTTTTTCCTGATTTTCGTTCAAACACCATTCTCACCTCCATTGGGTAGTGGAAAGAGCAAAACGACACGCGCTCCTTCCAAGGAGGTGAAAGAAATGCAAAAGGCACAGACAAGACCACGGAGCTGCGCTGCAGATGATGAACTCGTAGATATTCTCACTGCGATTAGCGTTGTATCCATGCGGCTGGCAAGAAAATTGACCTTGCTCGCCGGACAGAGCCAATCCAAGGAAGGAGGAAAAGCACATGAGCAAAATGAACGACATGGCCATGACCATCGAAGAACTACGCATCGCAGCTGCAGCTATTAACGAAGCCGCAAATTGGCTAGCCGAGCAGTTCAGCACCAATGAACCAACGCCAGAACCTACACCCACCGAACCGGTAATTACGCTGGAAGCGGTCAGAGCAGTCCTCGCGGATAAGTCCCGTTCTGGCTTCACCGCTCAGATTCGCTCTCTGCTCCAGAAATACGGTGCCGACAAGCTGTCCGGTATTGACCCGGCCAACTACAAGGCCCTGCTTGCAGATGTGGAGGGACTTAACGATGCCAGCTAAAGGACACGCACTCCTATCCGCATCCAGCTCCGAACGTTGGCTCCGCTGCCCACCCTCGGCTCGACTCTGTGAGAGCTACGACGATAAGGGCAGCAATTACGCTGCCGAAGGCACTGACGCCCACGAACTTTGCGAGTACAAGCTCCGCCAGGCGCTGGGCATGGAGGCAAAGGACCCGACTGAGAACCTCACATGGTTCAACGAAGAAATGGCCGACTGTGCTTCTGGCTACGCTGCCTACATCCTCGAACAGGTAGAAGCAGCCAAGCAGACCTGCGCTGACCCAGTCGTTTTGATCGAACAGCGTGTGGACTTTTCTCGATGGGTGGAGTCCGGCTTCGGAACAGCAGACTGCATCATTATTGCGGACGGCACCTTGCAGATATGCGACTACAAACACGGAATGGGAATTTTTGTAAGTGCAGAAAAGAATCCGCAAATGCAGTGTTATGCCCTCGGTGCCCTGGAACTGTTCGACGGAATCTACGACATTGACCTCGTCAGGATGGTCATATATCAACCCAGAAGAAGTAATATCAGCACCTACGAGCTCTCAAAAGATGAGCTTTACCGCTGGGCAGACGAAGTACTCAAGCCCACTGCAGACCTTGCTTTCGCCGGCGACGGCAACTTCCTCTGCGGTGAATGGTGTGGTTTCTGCAAGGCAAAGCACGACTGCCGCGCCAGAGCCGATGCCAACCTGGAGCTTGCCCGCTATGACTTCAAGCTGCCGCCGCTACTCACGGATGAGGAAGTCGAAGAAATCCTTACCCGCGTCGATGACCTTGTCGCATGGGCCACGGACATCAAGGAATACGCCCTGCAGCAGACTATCAGCGGCAAGGAATGGAACGGTTGGAAGCTGGTCGAAGGCCGCTCAAATCGCAGGTACACCAATGAAACAGAAGTTGCTGATGCAGTCAGCAGCGCAGGCTTCGACCCGTATGACCACAAGGTCCTCGGAGTCACTGCCATGCAGAAACTGCTCGGCAAATCCCGCTTTGATGAACTCCTAGCGGCCTACATTGAAAAGCCGCAAGGTAAACCCACGCTTGTACCGGAAAGCGACAAACGCCCGGTCATGAATACAGCCAAAAATGATTTTATGGAGGAAAACGATTATGAATAACAACACCAACAAAGCCAACAACCCAATGAAGGTTATCACTGGACCCGACACCCGCTGGAGCTACGCAAACATCTGGGAGGCCAAGAGTATCAACGGTGGCACTCCGAAGTTCTCTGTTTCGCTCATTATCCCGAAGTCCGACATCAAGACCGTGGCCAAGATCAAGGCTGCTATTGAGGCTGCTTACCACGAGGGCGAAGCAAAGCTCAAAGGTAGCGGCAAGTCCGTGCCCCCAATGGCGGCAATCAAGACCCCGCTCAGAGATGGCGACAGCGAGCGTCCAGATGATCCGGCCTACGCCAATGCATACTTCATCAACGCCAATTCCGCTACAGCTCCCGGCGTCGTGGATGCTGACCGTAATCCGATTCTCACCCGCTCTGAGGTGTACTCCGGCGTATATGGCAGAGCTAGTATCAGCTTCTACGCCTTCAATTCCAACGGCAATAAGGGCATCGCATGCGGTCTGAACAACCTGCAGAAGGTACGCGATGGTGAGCCTCTCGGTGGCAAGGTTAGTGCCGAGTCCGATTTCGCAACAGATGATGACGATGACTTTCTGTCTTAAGGAAGGGTGGTAAACCAATGACAACGATTTTATTAAACATCCTTTTGGGATTGTATTCAGCTCTCTGTGTCACGTTCCTGGTCTCAATGGTTCAGAGCATTAGAAGCGATCGCAAGAGGGCAAAACGCGACGAAGAACGTGAATCTCGTGATAAAGAGTATCACGAAAAACGTATGCGCGACTTCAAGTAAAAACTGTGGACGGCGGTAGAGAACTTCTTTACCGCCGTTCCTTATAAAAGGATGGTCAACTATGAAAACACTCTCAATTGATATTGAAACCTATAGCAGCGCCAATCTCGCCAAATCAGGTGTATACCGCTATGTCGAGTCACCGGATTTCGAGATTCTCCTTTTCGGCTACAGCATTGACAGCGGCGAAGTCCAGGTCGTTGACTTTGCCAGCGGGGAGAAGCTGCCCAGCGATGTTATCGCCGCACTCATGGATGAAACGGTCATCAAATGGGCGTTCAACGCAAACTTTGAACGGATCTGCCTATCACGTTTTCTTGGGCTCCCTACCGGCGAATACATCAACCCCGCCTCATGGAAATGTTCAATGGTATGGGCAGCGACGATGGGATTGCCACTATCGCTGGAAGGCGTCGGCTCGGTACTTAAGCTGGACAAGCAGAAACTCACCGAAGGTAAAGATCTAATTAAATATTTCTGTCAGCCTTGTGCTCCAACGAAATCCAACGGTCAGCGCACCCGAAATTACCCGTACCACGCACCCGATAAATGGTCGGCGTTTAAGAAATATAACGTTCGTGATGTTGAAACGGAAATGTCCATCCAAGAGAAGCTCGCCAAGTTCCCGGTACCGGATAGCATCTGGAATGAGTACCACCTCGACCAGGAGATCAATGACCGAGGCGTAGCGCTGGATATGACACTGGTCCAAGAGGCTATCGCAATGGATGGTCGCTCCCGTTCGGAGCTCACTACCGCGATGAAGCATCTGACAGAGCTGGACAACCCGAACTCAGTACAGCAGATGAAGCAATGGCTTGCCGACAATGGCATGGAGACCGACACGCTTGGGAAAAAGGTTGTCGTCGAGCTTCTGAAAACAGCACCACCGGATCTTGCAGACGTTCTATCCCTCCGGCAGCAGCTTGCCAAGTCATCGGTTCGGAAGTATCAGGCAATGGAGAATGCGGTCTGTACCGATGGTCGCGCCCGTGGGATGTTTCAATTTTTCGGTGCCAATCGGACCGGGCGCTGGGCAGGCAGGCTTATTCAAATGCAAAACCTCCCTCAGAACCATCTGGAGGACTTGGCCGAAGCGCGTGCCCTTGTGCGTTTCGGTGATTTTGATGCACTTGAAATGCTGTACGAGGATGTGCCGGACACGCTGTCGCAGCTTATCCGCACCGCCTTCGTCCCAAGGGCCGGGGCTCGGTTCATCGTATCAGACTTCAGCGCCATCGAAGCCCGCGTGATCGCATGGCTGGCCGGTGAGCAGTGGCGACAGGACGTCTTTGCTAAGGGTGGGGATATTTACTGTGCCTCTGCAACGCAGATGTTTAAGGTGCCGGTTGAAAAACATGGCATCAACGGTCACCTACGTCAAAAAGGCAAGATTGCTGAACTCGCCCTCGGTTATGGCGGCGCTGTCGGTGCGCTCAAAGCAATGGGCGCTCTTGATATGGGACTTGAAGAGGACGAGCTCCCTCAGCTAGTCGACGCGTGGCGGCAAGCCAATCCGCACATCGTGAAGTTCTGGTGGGATGTGGACAAGGCCGCTATGGAGGCCGTTCGGTATAAACGCACCAACTCGACACATGGGATCACTTTCTCCTGCCAGAGCGGGATGCTTTTCATTTCGCTGCCTTCCAGCAGGCGGCTTGCCTATGTGAAGCCGCGAATCGGTGAAAACAAGTTCGGTGGGCAGTGCATCACCTTCGAAGGTGTTGGTGCTACGAAGAAGTGGGAGCGACTGGATTCCTACGGACCGAAGTTCGTGGAAAACATCGTACAAGCAACTGCCCGCGACATCCTTTGCAACGCCATGCAAACACTCCGGCACTGCTCCATCGTCATGCACGTCCACGACGAAATCGTCATCGAAGCTGATCCACGGATGTCTCTGAAAGCAGTCTGTGAGCAGATGGGCCGAACACCTTCTTGGGCTAAGGGACTGCTGCTCCGCGCCGATGGCTACGAGACAGATTTCTATAAAAAAGATTGAGCCATTTTCGTTCAAACCCGTTTTTGGCCTCCATTGGGTAATAGAGGTGGACAAAAAGCCCGCCCGGATTGGAGGTCAAAATGAGCATTGATAAATTTAACAGCGAGGGTTACTACGACCCAACCGCCTACGAAGCCTTGTCAGCTATTGAAAAAGAAGAACGAGCGCTTCGGGCATTCAGGCCAATTGTCTATATCTGCTCTCCCTTTTCTGGAGATGTAGAAGGAAACGTAAAGGCTGCACAGCGCTACAGTCGATTCGCCGTGGACAAAGGCTTCATTCCCATTGCGCCGCATTTGCTGTTTCCTCAGTTTTTGAACGACGACATTCCTGCCGAACGCCAGCTTGGACTGTTTTTTGGGAATGCACTGATGAGCAAATGTACAGAGGTCTGGGTGTTCGGCAGCACCATCTCAGCTGGTATGTCGGCTGAAATCAAGAGAGCCAAGTGGAAGAACTACCGCTTGCGCTACTTTACTGAAAACTGCGAGGAGGTTTAAATCATGTACGCCATCACAGAAAAGGAAAGAAATATCGACGGCACCACTATCACAACTTTTAGCCGTGATATATACAGCGCAAATGTTCTCGAAGTCGAGGCTGGCACCAACGGTTATCAGGGCGGAGATTCCGGCCACGGCAGCCGTACCTACTTTCGCATCGAGAACGCTGGAGGCACAGATATTGAAGCGCGTTTGATCGGACCATATGGCACAGATGGCATAGAGGTGTCTCTTGGTGGTGACTGCGAGCTTGAAACTATCATCACCGCTCTCAAATTCATCATCAAAGTGCTGGAGGATGGCGCAACGGAGGTGAACGACTGATGTTCACTCTTTATCACGCCGACTTCATCGGCAACCCCGGCAACTGCTCCTATCCACACAAGGTTGAGGTCACTGACGCAAGTTCTCTAGTCGCAGCTGTTGGCCATGACTATGTTTGCGCTGAATACCGGAACAGCTATCGGAATGGCGAAAACTACATCGGTAGCAATTGCCTGCCGGTGGACTGCGACAATGATCACTCAGAGCAACCGGAAGATTGGGTCCTTCCCGCCGATGTCATGGAGGCGTTCCCCGGCGTCACCTTTGCCGTTCATTATAGCCGCTACAATATGCGCGAGAAAAACGGCAAGCCCGCTCGACCCAAATTCCACGTACTATTTCCCATTGACCACGTTACAAATGCTGCTTGCTACAGCGATATGAAGAAGCTGGTCAACGCCATCTTTCCATACTTCGATACCAAGGCGCTGGATGCTGCACGTTTCTTCTTCGGGACTACCTCTCCGGAAGTTGAAATCTACACCGGCAGCATGAACTTGAGCGAGTTTCTCGAGGGCGAAGAGTTCGATGCTGATATGGCAGGTGGCCATCGTTCCACTCAAGTCATACCAGAAGGAAGTCGAAACGCCACCATGTCTCGTTTTGCCGGTCGGGTCATCAAAAAATACGGTGACAGCGACGCCGCTTTTCAGTGTTTCTTAGAGGAAGCCGCAAAATGCTCACCTCCGCTCGAGGAGCAAGAGCTCATGACCATCTGGCACAGCGCTCAGCGCTTCTTTTCAAAGGTGCAGCAGCAGGACGGCTATGTTTCTCCGGAGGTCTACAACGACCCGACGTCCTATATGCCGGGCGATTTCTCCGATGTAGGACAGGCAGAAGTTCTGGCGAAATACTTCTCCGGCGAACTGCGGTATTCTCCAGCTACCCATTTTATCCGTTACACCAGCCATTACTGGCAAGAAAGCGAACCAGGCGCACAGGCAGTCGCTCATGAGCTGACCCGCCGCCAATTGGAGGAAGCCACAAAGGATCTTCAGTCAGCTATGAGACTGCTGACGGAAAACGGTGCTCAGGAAATCCTCGAAAATGCTTCAAAGTCAAAGGCTGAGTCACTCATGAACGATACACAGCTAGAGGCTTACAGAGCGTTCCTTTCAGCCAAGGCGTACCAGTCCTTCGCCATTCGCAGACGAGACTCAAAGAATATTACCGCGACGCTGAAGGAATCCCGTCCAATGCTGGAAATCTCGCCGCGTGATTTAGATGCAGACTGTTTCCTTCTTTGTACACCCGCTGCTACTTACGATCTGCGAAAAGGGATGACCGGAGCCAGAGAGCATTCACCAGAAGATTTCATTACGAAAATGACCTCCGTTTCACCAAGTTCTAAGGGTGAACAGATCTGGCAGAACAGCTTGGACCTCATCTTTTGTGGCAATCAGGAGCTAATCAACTATGTGCAAATGATCTGCGGGCTCGCCGCCATCGGTAAGGTCTATGTGGAAGCCCTGATCATCGCTTACGGCGGTGGGCGCAACGGTAAATCTACCTTCTGGAACGCTATCTCCCGTGTGCTCGGTCTTTATAGTGGCAACATCTCCGCAGATACCCTGACGGTCGGGTGCCGCAGAAACATTAAGCCAGAAATGGCCGAGGTTAAGGGCAAGCGTCTACTTATCGCTGCCGAGATACAGGAAGGCGCTCGGCTCAATGACTCCACAGTCAAGCAACTCTGCTCCACCGACGATGTGTTCGCTGAAAAGAAGTACAAGGACCCGTTCAGCTTCACGCCCTGCCATACGCTGGTGCTCTATACAAACCACCTGCCGAAGGTCAGCGCCTCTGATGACGGTATCTGGCGCAGATTGGTTGTTATACCCTTCGACGCCAAGATTGAAGGTAGCAGCGACATCAAGAACTATGGCGAGTACCTCTATCAGAACGCTGGCGAGAGCATTCTCGCATGGGTGATTGAGGGTGCCAAGAAGGTCATTGCGCTGGATTACAAAATTCCTGTGCCTGAGTGCGTGCAGCAAGCCATAACGGAGTACAGGTCGCAAAACGACTGGTTTGGCCATTTTCTTGAGGAGAAATGCGAGCTTGATGCAAGCTTTCGCGAGAGTTCCAGTTCGCTTTACCGGGCGTATCGCAATTACTGCATTGACACAAATGAGTATATCCGTAGCACGACAGACTTCTATTCTGCGCTGGAGGCTGCTGGTTATGGCCGTATCAATGTCAAAAACAAGCGGTTCTTTGCAGGACTGAGGCTTAAAATCGATGACGGAGATTTTGAGGATTTCTTGAGTTGATGGACTATGGGTTAACCTCGATTAAGGTCATATACAAAAAGTCTCTATAGGACTAAAAAAATAGCTCTAAGAAAAGTTCTATATATGACATGCGTCGAGGTTAACCCATCCATAAAAATCCTGATGGAGAGAATGAAAATGAGAGAAAAAACAATCGAAAGAAAACTGGTTATAACAGTCAAAGCTGCCGGAGGCATCGCACCCAAGTTCACGAGTCCTGGATTTGACGGGATGCCTGACCGCATCGTGCTTCTACCGGGCGGTCATATGGCTTTCGTGGAGGTTAAGGCTCCCGGTGAAAAGCCCAGACCACTTCAGCTGGCAAGGCACAAATTACTACGCGGGCTTGGCTTTAAGGTTTATGTCCTTGATGACGAGCAGCAGATTGGAGGGCTTCTTGATGAAATACGAACCACATAGCTACCAGAAATACGCCACCCGCTACATCGAGGAGCATCCCATCTCCGCTGATCTACTCGATATGGGTCTTGGCAAAACGAGCATCACGCTGACGGCTCTCAACGATCTTTTGTTTGACAGCTTCGAGGCACACCGTATTCTGGTGATCGCACCATTACGAGTGGCAC